CCCATTTCTGGCACTGGCCGACATGGTGGCATGTCAGTGTACGATCGAGGCACCCATGGCATGGGCATTCGTGTTTCACGTCATCACCTCGTTTTTTGTTCCCCCATCCGCTTATATTACGAAGTTTTTACTGGCTAACTGCTTCCTCTATATCCCAATCAAGTCTTTGTCCACAAAAGCAACAGTAATCAGGCAAATCATCTCCGGGAGTCTCAAGAAGCACAGTCCCATCTGTCATCCGTCCTGCAACCCTTTTCTTACACGCAGGACATTTGAACTCGTCAGTTTCTATAACCTTCCTCAATTTGTCCCGTTTTACGAATAAGCATCTATCACATTTTGCGACAGTTTTCTGCTCTTTCAGCAGTTCCAAAGCATCAGTGATAAGTTGCTTCATGCAGTATTCTTTTTCATAATACGGACATAATCTGCACGGATAATCTTCTTTAATCCCAACCGCATAATGTGATGTTTTGCATACATCAAGCCATTTGATAACATTGTCTAACTCTGCCATTTCATCACCTTCCAAATACTCCTAAATTGCGAAATTAGTCATCAATGATTTTCCGTTCCCATTTTGTTCCACATTGTCCGCAAGTAAATTTGCCTGTAATTGTTGGATGTACTTCAGCAGTGCATCTTCCGCATCCTGGGCAATACAGTTTTACTAATCCTTCTTTTTTGCAAATAATCCATTGTCTAAATTTTTCAATCAATCTACTCATATCTAACTATTTCCTTTCTGTGTTAAAGCGTCATTTCATATATTTATACTTGCATGAAATTATATGATTTCGTTCAAGTACAGATTCATGAAAGTTGCATTTATGTTATGTCACCCAGAATATTGGTCTACCGCAACAACGGCAGTTACCTAAAGCGCCGGTCTTTCCCGGCTGTCACAGGTCTTCCCCTGTCGCCAGTCGTTTGATCGTCCTCACCGGGATTATCAGCTCCCGGTCAGCTGAATTATTGATGCGCGTGGCCGGAATTGAACCGGTCAGCAGCGGCACGCCCGTCAGCCTGCTACAGGGAGCGAACCTGCCTTTCTTTCCAGGCCTCCGGCACTGCCCCGTCTGGCCGCGCATGGTATACCAAAGCAACCAAGAACTGAGTTTCCCTATATTACGTATACGAAAATAGTTTTTCTTTATATTTTTGGTATACCTTGGTTGCTATAAGCTATAAGTATTGATATTACTACATTCTTCCGGCAACCAAGGGTATACCGAAGGTATACTGACGGCAACTGACTCACCTCCACAGAGCGGCATAATTATCTTTTCTGAACACTTTCTGACGCCCCCACTGTGTTTTGATCGGATTCGGGCTCTGGATCCATCCTGGAATGTTCGTTATGATCTGCGTAATCTCAATCGAATCCTTCCTGGTCGGTTTGCTCTCTTCCGGTTCTCCAAGCGCACGGTGCCACAGCTCTATCACGCTCACCGTCGCGCCTGCCATCTTTTTTTGATCCTCCAGGTACTGCTCTATCGCGCCGATCCGCCAGTCGTCTTCCATGGCCATCTCCTGAGCGGCCCGGATCTGATCCAGCACTTCCTTCCTGGCAAACGGCTGCAGTTTTCCAGCTTTGTACTTGCTCACAGCCTCCGCCCAGGCCTGCCGGATGTATTCTTTCACCGCTTCCTCGTTGTCGTACAGTTTATAGGCGAAACTGTTGACCTTCACCGGATAGAAACGCCTGTTCCCGGTCTTGTCCGTCAAGAACTGAGGGTTATTCGTTGTGCCTACAAAAACACACCTGCGCGGAATCGTCTGCACATGTTTTCCGTAAGGCGGACGATAACTGTCTTCCTGGCTCGTGATGTACGCCTTGACGGCCTCCGCCTCTTTCACGCGCGTCATGGCCATCAGCTCGCCGACCTCTCCGATCCACACCCCGCGGATCGTCTCTATGCCTTCCTTTCCGCTGATGGTCTTGATCTCCCGGAAGAACACTTCGTCCATATTCAGCCACCGGACAATGGTGCTTTTGCCTGCCGCCTGTGTGCCGATCAGGACGATCATGTCATCGAACTTGCACCCAGGTTCATAGGCGCGGTGGATCCCGCCGGCAAAGATCAGCCTGGAGCATTCCCTCGTATACTCGTTGTCCTCAGACTTCATGACGTCGTGCAGGAACTGTTCTATCCGCGGCTTTCCGTCCCATTGCAGGCTTTCAAGAATATCCAGCAGCGGGTTGACCTTGTGGTCCTTGAAGTAGATCGCCAGCGCGTCGGCCAGCTTTGCCTGGCTGTACATTCCGTAAGCGCTTTCAAAGTACGCCCGGCATTCGCTTTCCTGGGCGTCCGTCCACTCAAGCCACTGTTTCCGGTGCTTGCACCACCATTCCGGCTTCCCGGTCATCTCGTTCAGCCGGAGCTTGTTTCCGTAGTGGTTGGTGATCAGTTTGTAGAAGTTGTCTATGGTGGCCTTCACCTGGATCGGTCCGGACTTGTTGCCGGCCAGAAGGCTGACGCTGCTTTTCCATTGCTGTCCGTCTGTTTCTTCGAAGTCCGGTGTGTTCAGCTCGTTCTCCGCGCCTTCCTCCGCCATTCCGCCACCTCCTCCCGGAACTCATTGATCACCGTTTTCCGATATTCGTCGTACTGGTCGTCGTCTTTCCATTTGAGGATCTCTGTCCATTCGCCCGCCGTTACGCTCTGAATGTCGTTATCCCGTTTTTTCTCCAGCAGGCGGACCATAATCAGCCTGGTCTTCTGCTCCGCCTCGATCACCGCCGTCAGCGTATCGAGGTAGGCGTTGACCGCGTCAACCACACGGTCGAGCCATTCCTGTTTTCGCTTTTCACTCGTTGCTTCCAGGGCGTTTTCTGTAGGATCCATCAGGCCAAGGTGGAGCGACGCGTCTATCGCCCTGACAGCGATGCCGAATTTGCAGTTTTCGTGTTCCATCACAAAATCAATCACGGACCCGCCGCGTCCGCAGCCGAAACAGTGCCATCCTCCCGTGTCCTGGTAAACCTTCAGCGAAGGATTCCGCTCTCCATGGAACGGGCACGGCATCATTCCGCGCTTTGTTCGGTATCCGTACAGCTGCAAGATCTGGTCCATGGTCACCTGGTCGCGGATCGCCTGCGCTGCCTGTCTGATGTCTATAAGTCATCCCTCCCGAAGTATCCGGCAGGAACAGGCTTCCGTCCGCCCTTGTACAGGTCGTTGAATGTATCAAGCACCGCGTTCATCAGATGCCATCCGAGCGGATTGTTGTTGATATCCAGGTCAATGCCAAACTGCCCGACATCCTGGGAGAACTGCTGCCACTGATCTTCCGTTTCGATGATCTGACCGCGCCATTTTTCGTAAAACTGATATGCCAGGCGGAAGGATTCATTCTCTTTTTCGTTCATGTTCTCACCCCTGAAAGGTAATCAATCAGTAACTTCCCTGTGCTGTGCCAGTCGCAGAACCGGAACTGAACGCCGTACTCATGCGTCATGGTGATCAGTACTTTCCGCAGCGTCTCCGGGCTGAACTTGTGCATCGGAAGCCCGTCCCAGCCAATGGGAGAGCGCCACCAGTCAAGGCGCCCTCCCGGCAGTTTTTCTTCCGTCAGTATGATCAGCTTAATCCCGCAGCGCTGAGCGCGGAGGCACTCATCCCGGAAACGGTCGTGCTCCTGGAAGCAGCAGCTGGCCAGCTCCGGCACGCCGTACTTCGTGTCAACAGAGATGTCGCCCTTCCCGGCGATCTGGTAATCTCCCACGTTCAGCGCCTGGCGGATGATTTCAATATCATGGCGGTTGCAGTACTGATGAATGTTCCGGTGCTTTCCTGCCTGCTGGCGCGTATCCTCATAAAGCACCATCCGGACCACCTCAGAACGGAAGTTCTTCCGTATCCAGCTCGACTTTCGTGAATCCGCTCGGATCCGCTGATGCCGGCGCGGATGTTTCAGCGCTTCCCATCGTGTCGGGCTTCCTCTTCATCGGCTTGACCAGGCCGTTCCGCACATCCTCCGCGACTTCAAGCTTGCCGATCTGCGTGTACTCGATTCCGTTGTAGGATCCTCCGCGGACATTGATGCCGACGATCTTTCCCTTCAGCTCGCCGATATGGTCCGTGTCGCCGTCAAAGTGGAAACCGGGATTACTCTGCTCAATGCACCAGATCGAGTTGTTCAGCGTCTTCAGGTCCCATTCCGGGTGCTGGCGCTTCGTGTTGTTGGCATCCGGGATCTGGATCCGGAAGTCGCCCTTGTATTTCGCTTCATACTTGTCTTCGTATTCCTTGTCCTTGTTGTAGCGCTTCGTGTAGTACCCGGCCCACTCGCCTTCGATGATGTCCAGGCGGAGGACGATCTGCTGATCCGGCGCCTTGCCGTCAATCTTCACGTTCTTGATGCCGCATACGTATGCTCCTTCCGGCAGCATGGGAAAACTCTTTTTCGGTGCCTCGCTTTTGAATCCGCTGATCTTTGCCATGTTAAATAGCCTCCATTCCGTAATATTCTCTGATGGTTTTATCTACAAATGCCAGGTCGTTCGGAATCTTCGCCTCGAACATGTCTTCCGGGCTCTTTGCCGTGTCCGTGCCGTCGCTCTGGGTGCTGAACCAATGCTCCTGCCCGTCTGTCCGGCAGTGGAGCACGATGTCAAAACACCCCTCCAGCGTCAGCTTTTCATCCAGCATCTTTCCGATGGTTTTCGCCTTCAGGCGTCCCGTGTTGCTGTCCGTTTCCGGGTGATGCAGGAAATATACAATCGTGTCATCCGGCAGTTCGTTGTTGACCAGGTGCACAAGGTTCCGGAAATTCGCTCCGATGTCCACGAACTTGTCAAATCCCTTCTCGTTTGCCCGGTCAAAATATTCGTTAGCCATGATGTACTGGCTGTCATCGATCACGTAGACCTTCGGGGCCTTTTTCTTGTCTTTCGGGTTCCGGAGCGCGGTCTGGATCACGACGCTCTGGCGGTATACAGTTTTCTTTCCGTCTTCTTCCTTCACCATGTTCCGGACTTTGTAAATCGGAAACTGTTTCCGGAACGGCAGCCGGTTCTTCTCGCAAAGGAAGATGCCGACCTTTGACGGATCCAGGTTCTTGATGGCGTAGGTCTTGCCGCTGCCAGACTCACCGATAATCAGAACAGGAATACCCATTACTTAATCACCACGCTTTCCGTCTCTTCCAGCGCTGCACCAGGAATTTCGTACCCGTCCTTCAGCGCCTTCTTGATGTCGTCTTTCCTCAGCTCAGGATCCTTGAACCTTAGGAATCGCTCCGGCTTTTCCAGCGACTGCAGGAACCGGATCAGCGCTCCTTCGTTTTCAACGGTCAGTTTCTGGCTGTGCGTCTGGTACACATTGCATCGCGGCGTCTTCAGCTTCTCACCCCTCAGGGCGTACAGCAGCCAGATCTTCAGCGCCGTGATCTTGTTGTCCAGCGCCTTTTTCCGTGCTGTCAGTTTGTCAGCCTCTTCCTTCACGGCGGCAGCCTCCGCGTTCAGGTCCTTCACCCACAGGGCGACGCCTTCCAGCTTCCGATCGCGTTCCATCTGCAGCGCGTCCAGTTTTTCAGAGTCCAGGATCTCACCGGTTTCCATGTCCACACAGTCCAGGATTTCCTGGTCGATTTCATACAGTGCTCTCATTTCTTTTTCATCCTTTCCAGATTGTTCATCGCCGCCTCGAAGCACGGGTGCGGCTGCTGCACGTCCATCCTGTACGTGATCACCTTGCCGTCACTCATTGGCACCTTTATCACGTCCGGATATTTGCTGTTCTCATACTGCCAGAGGCCTGTGACCTTCGGCAGCGGCAGGACGCGGACCTCGCTCACACTTCCACCCCCAGTGCTGCCATGATGTCCGGCAGCTCCTCCATCAGATTCTTCCATCCGAGCGGGCTCAGGCTCACCTCGTCGCCTTCGACCGTCCGCCAGTCAATGCTCTCGAACTTCTTATCGTAGTAGAACTCTCCGAACTGTTCCGTCCGAATGCCGGTGACCGTATATTTCTTTTCCTGCTTCTTCGGCTTCTCCGGAGTCTCCACAATCTGCACCTTTTCCGCTTCCGGTGTCTCAATCTTCAGCGGACCGGACAGCTTCACGGTGGGCACCTGTTCCACCTTCTTCCGCGGGATCCTGTCCGGCAGGCTGTTGTATTTGTCCGGATCCAGCTCTTTCAGCTCCGCCCGGATCCTCCACCAGGTAGAATCAGGATTCCTGCTTCCGTTCTCAGCCAGGAACGGCCGCGGATCTCCGCCGTCAAGCGCGATCTGGACCGCCTTGTCAGCGATCAGTTCGGTAATCACTTTCTTTGCAGCCATCTTTTTATTCACTCTCTTTCGTATTGCTTTATTCATCTTTTTAAGATCCTTGGTGGCGTCCACAAACATGCAGTTCTCACTGCAGTAGAACGTCGGTCCGCGTCTGTACACGTAGAACTCAGGCCATGTGACGACGTGATATTTCCCGCATATCGGGCAAGTGTTCATCACAGCGGATTCGCCTCCAGCCATTCAGCCTGGATAAATCCGCGGCTTGTGCATGCCCATCCGTCAGCAATGAAGAACACAGACACGTCGCACCCGTTCCGGATCCACTTCTTATCCGTCTGCGGCCCGCCGATCCATCGCCGGCAAGCGGCC